CAATGGAATGGTTGCTGCAGTAAAGAAGGTTAAGAAGAACCTGGACAAGAAGCACCCTAGAGGGAAGTGCTCTGTTTGCGGAGTCGAAGGTCATGTAGGAAAATCGTGTCCAGACAAAGGCTCGCACGCCTGCTACTTTTTCAAGAAAGGAAATTGTAAGTTAGGTGATAAGTGTGAGTTTCTCCATAAACCAAAAGACACTCAAGAAAGTGCGGTTAATGGGAAACGCTTTGCAATTGGCAAAGTTCAAGGCGCCGTTGGACTGGCTCGCATCGGTACTAGATGTTTGAATGCAACGATGATCTGGAATGGAATAGTTGTGTGTGAACACATATTCAAGGAAGAAAGCGATCGTATCAAATTCTCTTTTCGTCACGACGGAAAAGTCGTCGAACATTTTGCAGATAAGAAGGAGGGCAAGAAATTGTCTTATGACCTTTTATTCTTTGCACGTCCGCCCTGTTTTGAGGGTTTTCCTCAAATGAATCATGCCTACCCTGTGGTGGGTCGAAAAGTAGCATTGTATGCTTATGATTCTGATGAGGCTTTCCTTGTGAGTAGTATCGGCTTCGATGCCGCGAAAGTCATTCGGATGGAGGACGCAATTGACTCAATGAGTCTGACTAGTACAACGAAGCACAAAGTCGGAGTGTATAAGTTGTCGTCAATTGATGGTAATTGTTCTGGTGCAGTGGTAGATGCCGAGTCAGGCAAAGTTGTGGGATTCCATAACGCCACTCGTGGTGGAGTTGAGAACTTGTTTCTCGCCATCACGCCGCAGATTGTATCTGTGGCAACCGGAACCCCCCAGAAAAACTAGACGTCCCATTACCTCCTGTTCCCCTCTGGGAAAAGTGGTATCAAAACTACGTAACTAGAGAGGTGTTCAAAAATCGAACATATGAACAAGGAGTAGTAGTGGGTCGTCGGTCTGGAGGATTGGATTGGAAAGATATCCATCCCGATGAAGTATCACGGGAACCGTCAGCACACTTCCACCATTATTTTGTTAGGGGAAATGTCGACTTCGTCAGCCAAGTGCAACGTTATGTTAAACAAGGTATTGATGAGTGGGCACCCAATACAAGTTTGGAGGAGTATTGCATCGAGAAGAATCTCGATATTGGAACAGCTTATCGTGGGGTCATTCCCAATCTGAACGCGTCTTTCAAAAGCGTTAGTAAGTATGACAAGGAGCAACCAAAACTCAATGAAAAGAGTTGGGCTCTGTCTGGTGAATGGACTCGTCGGCATTTCATGCGACACATGGGTGGTTCGCGAATTCTTAGTGAGCAAGATTGCTTGCGGGAATGCGACCGGAAAACATCCGTTGGCTATCCTTTAAGTTTAGATTTTCACTCAAAAGGTGATTTCATAGACGAGGGGCCTACACACATGCTTGGAGAGTTCTGGAACATGTTAGGAAGGAACGAGGAGAGAACTATGAGACCTATATGGACTTGTAGTCAGAAGCGTGAGCTTCGTGCTGCTGAAAAGTTGTTAGAAAATAAGATTCGCACTTTCACTGCCTCCCCCGTTGAGCACTCAGTTGCTCTTAATCGTTTCTGTCTCGATATGAACAATCGTTTCTATCGGTCCAACGGTAAGACTTGGTCTTTCGTTGGTTGTTCGAAATTTCTTCAAGGTTGGAATGCACTTTTTGCTCGGCTTGGTATTCATCCCTTCGCTTTCGAGCTCGATGAGTCAGAGTATGACTCGAGCTTGTTTGTCCGGGCCATGTATGGCCAAATGGAAATACGTTGGGATATGCTAGCCGATGAGCACAAAACTGCGGAAAATTCTCTCAGGTTTCAACGCCTGTATGACGACATAGTTCATTCTGTGATTGTTCTTGAGAATGGTGAGCTTATTCAGAAACACACCGGAAACCCGTCAGGTTCAGCAAACACGATTGTGGATAATACCATGATTTTGTTTCGTTTGTTTGCCTATGCGTGGATTGAATTAGCTGAAAGTAAATTTGGGAAAACCAATGCTGCATCTCATGCAGCGGCGATTACCGATGATATTAGTAAGCGAAATTACGAAGGTGATGTGTTCGGAAGCTATGAGGACTTTATGAGTAATGTTGAAGCTGCCTTGAATGGCGACGATAACACGTTTACAGTGTCTCAGCTGTGCGTGGATTGGTTCAACCCGAAAACCATTGCTC